AGCCTTCAATTCTTTCGCCCGGTTGGACGCTCGTTCGTGACGAGGATATTGCCGCCATGCGAGAGGCATTGGCAGAGCAGCCAGCACAGCAGGACAGTACGTGCAGCAACGCACTACGCGAACAGGGCAAGGCATACCCACGCACCTGCAAGAAATGTGGGCTTGGGCCTTGCATTGAGTTGGCGCAGCAAGCCCTCGACAAGAAGGCAGAGAACGCCAGAGAGTTGGGGCTGGACTATGAGCCAGCACAGCAGGAGCCTGTGGCGACATTAGACGACCTTGAGCAAGAAATATACGAAAACACACGACAGTTTGTATCGCGTGATGTTATGGAATGGATGCTCAAGCGTTATTACACCACCCCACCACAGCGCAAGCCGCTGACGGATGAGATGATTGTCGCTGGTGGAAAAGCATTGGCAAAACGCCACGCCGACTCATGTGGTCTTGATTTTGATGATGTGTGGAAATACTACGCAGGCGAACACAAAGACGATGCAAAAGCCGCCATCGAAGCCGCCCACGGCATTAAGGAGTAAGACATGAATCAACCTTGGTACATTAAATTTGGATGGTGGCTTTGTGAAAAAACAGGTCACCTCATGACAGATAGGGCATGGATTTATGGTGGGTTTTACCATCGTGAATGCAAACTATGCAAGCGGATAGTTAGCGAACCATTGAAGGTGAAATCATGAATACAAAGCAAGAGGAAGCTCTTCGGGAGTATCTTAAAGAAGCCATTGTTCCTTTAATTGAGCAAGTGTTGGTCAAGAAACTAGGGCAAGCCATGTCTTTTGCAGCATCTGAGCTTGTGCAACCACAGCGCACATGGGTTGGGCTGAGTGATGAGGAGTACATCAACATCACCGATTCTGTGTATCACAAAGGCCAAGGACTTGTCGCTTACTACAAAGCCATCGAGGCCAAATTAAGGAGCAAGAACAATGGATGACGAAGACAAACCAACCCCAGCTGACGGGCAGTTGATCTGGGTGGCGCTGGCATTCATCGCCTTCATGCTGGCGCTGCTGACCATCAGGAGCTGCGTATGAATTGCAAACACCGCTGGGAGCCGAGCAACTTTGGCATCAAGTGGCGCAATCCCGACCACATCATGTACGAGTGCCAACGCTGCCACAAGCTGATTTCTACATACGACAAAAGGAACGAAGATGAACATCGTGCAGATGGTGACTATATTCAAAGCCCTGATGCAAGGGCCAGCCAGCAGACTTGATCTATCTGAGCGCACTGGAGTGCCACCCAAGACTGTGGGCAAGCTGCTCACCGAACTCAAGAAACAGAAGATGATCTACGTCATCGACTACAGCAACGAATCTGATGGCCGCAACCGGGTCAAGCTGTTCACGTTCGGTGACGGCGAGGACGCACAACCCAGACAGTCACAGCCTCAAGCAGAACGCAGCCGCAGAAGCTACGTGAAGAAGGTGCGTGCTATCGAAGCTGCAAACATCAGGACAACATTCGTAGGAGGTGTGTCGCTATGGCAATGACCGATTGCAAACTTACGCACGACCGCTTTGCTGTAGTCGATGTCAACAACCACTGGCGCGATGCTAAAGAGTACCCACCACCAAAGAGCGTGAAGATGCTGATGATCGACAAACGCTTGGGCGTTGCAGTCCTTGGCACATGGCGTGACTCTGATGGATGGACACACTGGTGCCCATTACCTACGTTCGACCGGAGCAAGGAATGAAACGAGACATCAAAGCATGGGCCGTTAAGACAGGCGGCAGGAGTCTCCTGCTTGGTGCTGAGGGCACGCCGATGCTGTGGACGGTAAGGGCACCAGCGTTTGAGATGTCCATGACCGTCAAACTTTTCCGAAACACCAAAGCCAAACCAATCCGCGTCAGAGTACGCATAGAGGAGATCGAATGAACTGGTTCAAGAAACAAATTGTGGAGTGGGCGCTGCGTCAGCAAGAGCGGAAGAAGGTTGAGCTGAAGTACAGAGGGGAATCACTGGAAGCACTGCATCCGATGACGAGCGATAGTCGCGCTAACGATATGTTCTATGGTTGCGAGCAGCTGCGCTTTACGATCCTCAACGTGAGCAACGGCACGCTGGTGCGTATGGACATGCAACGCCCAGAAGACGAGTACACAGTCCGCTCAGGTGGGCCACGCCGACCACCGATTTTCATTGTCAAAGACGGTGAGACTGTGCAAGACGTCATCGTGCGGCAGCTTGGCATTGCTGCATTGGAACGTGTATGATCGACGAACTTACTTTTGAACTTGAGCAGGTGAAGGCGGAGAACCGCTACTTGCGACATCAGCTGAACAACGCGTTCTATGAAGCCTTGCGCTTGCGTCAGGCCATGGAGCAGATGTATGCGACTGCGCATATGACGTTACACGTTATCAACACAGGAGAAAACAATGCGCCAACTTGAACTGTTCCCTGACTTAGCAGCGTGGACCCCAGAAGAGGAAGAAGCCATGCAGCAGATGCTGGCCACTGAAGGACGCAAATATGACACAGGCAAACCAGACTACACCCTGCTCCCATGGGACGCAGTCGAGCAGATCGTCAAGGTCTTGGACTTCGGTGCCCGGAAGTATGCACGAGATAACTGGAAGCACGTCGCGGATGGAGAGACTCGCTACTTGGCTGCAGCGTTCCGCCACATGGCTGCGCACAACCGTGGAGAGAAGAACGATCCTGAGACTGGGATTTCCCACCTTGCCCACGCTGGGTGCTGTGTTCTCTTTTTGCTGGCCTTGGAGAAGAGAAATGTCTAACGGCACACACCCATTGATGAACGCAGCGCAAGGGGTGATTAGCTCCGGGCTGCTTACGCAAGGCACGCTCACTACAGGACAAGCGTACAACCAAGCCATCATAGGCGGCTCTGCTATCTACCGCGATGACTGGATCGCGCCACGTGTGCGCATAGAGGTTGATAAAGTCAGTAACGGATACGTGATAGCCGTAGGCAGCGAGCGCTTGATCGCCAAAGACTTGGAAGAGTTGCAGCAGCACTTCATCGCGCAGGTCGTGAGCAAACTCGTACTCGACAAGGACAAGTGATGGATATCCTCACAGTTGACTTCGAGACCTTCTACTCGCAGCAGTTCAGTCTCAGCAAGATGCAGACTGATGCGTACGTCAATGACGACCAGTTCGAGATTGTTGGCATCGCTGTCATCAAGAACGACGAGCCTGCTGTGTGGTTCTCTGGCTCTGAGGTGGAGACCATCGGCTGGATGCACAGCAGCTTCGACTGGGCCAACAGCGCTGTGCGCTGCCACAACACTTTGTTCGACGGGTATATCCTGACGCAACGCTGCGGCATCAAGCCCAAGCTGTGGATGGATACCCTCGGCCAAGGCCGTATGCTGCTGCCGTTTCTGACATCGCACTCTCTGGCCAACCTCGCCAAGCAGTACAACCTGCCGGACAAGGGCACCGAAGTCGTCAAGGCCATGGGCAAACGCCGTGCAGACTTTAATCCCATGGAATTAGCGGAGTACGGCGAGTACTGCAAACACGACGCGTGGCTGTGCAAAGAGCTGGGTGCCAAGTTCGACCCGTTCACACCGCCGCTGGCGATGAAGCTGATTGACATGACTGTGCGTATGTTCACAGAGCCCGTGCTGATCGGCGACCAAGCCAAGATGCAGCAGCTGTACGACGACGAGATCACACGCAAAGCAGACCTGCTGGCCAAGGCCGAGACCAACCGCGACATCATCATGTCGAACGACAAATTCGCTGAGGCGCTGCTGGCGCTGGGCGTGACACCACCGAAGAAGCAGAGCAAAGCCAATCCTGAGAAAGAGACCTATGCCTTCGCCAAATCAGACAAAGCCTTCACTGACTTGCTGGAGTCCGACGACGCGGATGTACAGGCGCTGGTTGCGGCTCGTCTTGGCGTTAAGACGACTATTGCGGAGACGCGTGCTCTGAAGTTTCTGGAGACTGCCAAGCGCGGCCCCCTGCCGGTATACCTCAACTTCTGGGGTGCTAAGACCACAGGGCGCTACTCAGGCGGCAACAGCATCAACTGGCAGAACATCCCTGCGCGTGGCCCGTCTGCGGGCTTGCGTGACGCATTGCTGGCCCCTCCCGGGCATACGGTGCTGGTGGGTGACTCCTCGAACATTGAGCTGCGCACAGTGATGGCACTGGCTGGCCAAGATGATGTCACCGAGAAGCTCAAGAACGGCGTGGACTTGTACTGCGACTTTGCCTCTAAGTTGTTCGGTCGCAAGATAACCAAGGCCGACAAGGCTGAGCGGTTCTTGGGCAAGACGGCGATGCTGGGCCTGCAGTACGGTGCTGGTGCGAAGCGATTCCAAGAGATGGTGCGGCTGGCCAAGCGCACTGACCCCAGCGTTGAGCTGATCGACGAGAACAGGGCTCACGCCATCGTGGACTTGTACAGGTCTGTGCACTGGAAGGTGGTGGAGTTGTGGCGTAGATGCAACGACGTGGTTCTGCCTGACATCGCCAACGGATGCACCATGCTGAACGTGGACGTCAACGGCTGGTTCATCACGCAGTGGGATGGCTTTGGTCGCCCGGGTGAGCCCGGTGTGATGTACAACGACCTGCAGCACGATGGCAAAGACTGGACGTACACCATGGGCCGACAGCGTGTGCACCTGCATGGCGCGAAGGTCGTAGAAAATTTGTCGCAACATGCTGCAATGCAGATCGTTATGTGGCAAACTGCACGTATCAACCAGCGCTACCCAGTGAAGCTCTCTGTCCATGACGAGGCGGTCTGCGTGGTGCGGGATGATGAACTTGATGAAGCTCGTGCGTATATGGAAGAGTGCCTTGCGATGACACCCAAGTGGTGCCGCAGTATTCCCGTATCGTGTGAGACTGGTGTTGGCCCGTCGTATGGAGACGCAAAGTAATGGCGATAGCTTACTCAACTACTGACCGCTTGCCGAATTGGGCACGCGCTGAATGGCACCAAGACGCGTACATGTATGAGTCGCAGGTGTGGTTTGGCATTAAGTGTGTCGATGGGCCGATCTCAATGAAGATCACCATGCCCGAGGAGTTCGCTCAGCCATCGCCATGCCGACGCCGGATTCTCCAAGACCTCATCGAGCAACTCACTGTGCAACTTGCCACCGCCACCTTGGAAGAAAAATGACCACACCGATGCCCTTGTCGTTCAGCCGACTGTCTACGTTCGAGCAGTGCCCTGCGCAGTTCGATTACCTGTATGTGTCCAAGCGCGTGCAGAACACGATGAACGAAGCGTCAGAGTATGGCGACAGGGTGCACAAGGTACTGGAAGCCAAGGGTAATGGATCACTGGATGAGAGCACGCTGACACTGGAAGGTAAGCAGTCACTTGAGCGCTGGGGTGCACTCGTTGACAAGATCACATCACGTCCCGGCGAGAAACTGTTCGAGCATCAGATGTCGGTCAATCGTCAGTTGCAGCCCGTTGACTGGTTCGCCAAAGACGTGTGGATTCGCTCGATTGCTGACGTGCTGGTTGTGGACGGTGACACGGCGTACTGCCTCGACTACAAGACGGGCAAGGTCAAGGAAAACCCCACACAGCTGCAGCTGTTTGCGGCCATGGTGATGTGGCACTACCGTATGAGCGCAGGTTCCTTGACTCGCTGTGGCGGGCACTGGAGCCACGCTTTGACATGGTGCAGGAAGTCATTGACCTCGGCGTGTTCAAGACAAAGCCATCGGGCCTGTGCCCGTGGTGCCCAGCGAAGGGGTTTTGCCCTGACGCGAGATTGAAAGGTAAACGATGAAGAACGACATAAACAACACAGCTAGAACTGACTTCACCAAACCAACACTGGAGCCAGTCAAGTATGAGCGCGGAGTTCCGCTATTTGACTCCCGTGCCGTACTAACCATTGTGACAAACGATATAGCTGCATCAGATTCTCAACACATTACTAGAAGGATGAAACACATGAGCCAAGACATGATTAACGCGAGCAAAGTTATCAACGATGCTGAAACAATACTCGATAACTCACTGACGAAGTACGAAGCAACAGCCAAAGCGTTGGCTACTACTGCCAAGCGTACGTCTGGAGATGTACGCAAAGCTGCTGATGACTTAGCGTCTGGTTTATCGAAAGTAGAAAAGACTGCCAACTTCGCCAATCTCGAAAAGTACGTGCAGCTACTTGAACGCGCAGCTACGGCCATGCAGCAATTAGCTGAGCTTGAGAAATTGGGGAAGTTAGACAAAATTGCTAACGCTCTAAAGTAAGGCGAGTCATGAAGAAAGAAGAAGATGTCAAAAAGGTGGTCAAGTCCGTACTCAAGAGCACACCGAATTGTTGGTGGTTTATGCCGCCTGCGAATGGCTTCGGTCGCTCTGGTATCCCTGACTTTGTGGGCCATGTCAATGGTCACTTCTTTGCTGTGGAAACAAAGTTCGGCAAGGGCACTACTACAGCGAATCAAGAGCGCGAGATCGCGGACATAGACCAGTGTGGTGGCAAAGTGTGGATTGTGCGCGAGACCTCAGTGGACTCGTGGCAGCTCGAATTTAAGGCGTGGGCCGCTCTATGCTCGTAATCCCTGACAAGCGCAAGATCATCATCAACAGCAATGAGAACGCAGCTGTAGCGCGAGCCATCCCCCATGCCAAGCTGTTGCAGCACAACGGCGAAGACATGCTGGCCATGCCCTATGGTGTTGACGAGTCGATGGTTCTCAAGAACCTCGGCTTCAGTGTGCCTGCTCCGATCTTGCAGTACTACAACTGGCCCGGTCGCTTCACGGCGATGGATCACCAGAAGGACACTGCAGCGTTCTTGACCATGCACAAGCGTGCTCTGTGCCTCAACGCGCCGGGTACTGGCAAGTCCATCAGTTCGCTGTGGGCTGCTGACTTCTTGCTGGACGAAGGCATTGCACGCAAGGTGCTTATCATCGCTCCGCTGTCCACGGTGAAGGTTGTCTGGGGTCGTGAGCTCAAGCATCACCTGCCGCATCGCTCGTTCGTTGTGTGCACGGGTACAAAGCAAAAGCGCATCGACCTACTCAACACGCCCGGGGTGCAGTACGTCATCATCAACCATGACGGATTCACCAACATGCAAGCTGAGCTGACTGGCTTCGACGTGGTGATCTATGACGAGGCGACAGCGCTCAAGTCACCGAGCTCGCAACGGTACAAGATGTTCTCCAAGTGGATGACCAAGCACCAGCCATGGCTGTGGATGCTGACGGGTACGCCCATCTCGCAGACACCCGCTGACGCGTGGACACTGGCACGGCTCGTTGACTCGCCAAGTTGCCCCAAGAGTTTCACCACGTTCAAAGACATGGTGATGCAGAAGGTGACGACGTTTAAGTGGACGCCGCGCCATGACGCGTTGGAGACATGTCGCAAGGTACTGCAGCCGTCAATCCGGTTCTCGCTGGACGAATGCAAGGACTTGCCTGACACCAACTTCGTTGGCCGCAAGACTGAGTTGACGAAGCAGCAGGAAAAAGCCTTCAAGGATATGAAGGACAAGGCCGTGACGATTTTCTCAGCGGGTGAAGTGACTGCAGCGAACACAGCTGTGATGCTGAGCAAGCTGTTGCAAATTAGCTGCGGTGTGGTGTACGGAGACGGCACTACGATTGCCATCGACGCCTCGGAGCGGTATAATACCCTCACGGAATTACTCACAGAGATCGGCGACAAAGCGATCATCTTCGTGCCACTCAAGGGTGTGCAAGTTTGGCTTCAAGAGAAGCTGACCGCAGATGGTTTCGACGTTGCGATGGTCAATGGTGATACGAGCAAAAAGGATCGTGACCAGATATTCAACGACTTCCAGCACACGGACAGACCACAGATTTTGTTGGCTCACCCCAAGGTTGCTGCGCACGGTTTGACTCTGACACGCGCCAAGGACATCATTTGGTTTGCACCCATTTACTCACTTGAGCAATACGAGCAGGCCAATGCGAGGATTCGCCGGTTGACAACAACTGGCAAAACGACTGTGTGGCACATCTGGGCCACCGGCTTTGAGGCAGAGCTGTACCGCAGGCTCCGCGCAAAGAAAAACACTCTTGCGGAATTTTTGACACTGGTGCAAGGCATCAACAGTGACGAGTAGGAAACGAGGTAACTGAATGAACTATGACATTGCCGCAGAGCGGTATTTGCAAGTTCGCAATCAGATCGAAAGTCTTGAACGCGAACACAAAACAGCCAAGGCTGCACTTACTGAAAAACTTGTAGCGCTAGAAAACTGGATGACAGCCAAAGCGCAAGAGGACGGACTGGAGACAGTCAAGACTCCACATGGTACGGCCTATTGGTCTACCCACCACACAGCAACAGTTGGTTCTCGTGAAGAGTTCTTCAACTTCTGCAAAGAGCACGATGCTTGGGACATGGTTGAGTCCCGTGCGTCAAAGACGGGAGTCAAGAGTTACATCGAGGCTCACGGTGCACCCCCACCCGGGGTAAATTTTTCATCGGCAAAAGTGTTCAATATGCGCAAAGCGCAATCCAAGGAGTAAACAAATGAGCAACATGATCGCAAACGTCCCAGCGCACATCGCAGCGCGTATCGCAGCCCGTCAACAAGCAGGCACCAAGTCCAGCGTGGCCTCGGCTATCGTCAGTGATGGCGTCAGCATTCCACGCATCAGCATCCGTGCTGGCCGCTATCGCCTGAACGAAGAGGGCGTTGAGACCACCGTGGGTGTCACGCTCGACACCATCATCGTGGGTGCCAACCCACGCGTGTCCAAGGTGTTCTACGCCAAAGCCTTCGATGCCTCGGCAGAGAACGTCCGCCCTGACTGCTGGTCTAACGATGGCCTCAAGGCCGATGCAAGCATCGAGTCCCCTGTGCACAGCGCCTGCGCTGACTGCCCCAACAACGTGCTGGGCTCCAAGATTCTGCCCTCCGGTGCCAAGTCCAAGCTGTGCGCTGACCAGCGTCACCTCGCTGTTGTGGCTGCTGCTGACCCCACAAAGGTCTACAGCCTGACTGTGCCTGTAAGCGGCATGAAAGCTCTGCGTGAGTACTTCAAGGAACTCGGCAACTACGGCATTGGCCCAGAAGAAGTCGTGACCGAGTTGGGCTTCGACGACGCTGCCAGCTTCCCCAAGATCACCTTCAAGCAGAAGGGTTATGTGCCAGAGAAAGCCATCAACCGTGTGGACACTTTGCTCGAAAGCGACTCTGTTAAAGTTGCGACTCGTCAAATGGCACCACAGGCTGCAGGTCCAGCACTCGCAGCGCCGAAGGCCCAAACCGCTATCGCAGCACCAGCCGTAGACGACGCATACGAAGAGGAAGCAGCAGCGCCAGCCCCGGCACCTGTTGTTTCTGCGCAACCCAAGGCGAAGCCCACAGTTGCCCCAGTAAAAGCGTCGGATGAATTGGCTGCAAAGCTCGACAGCTTGTTTGACGAGTAATAGAATTCTCGAAAACAAACCCCCCCGGCTAAGGCCGGGGTTTTTCATCTAGGGGCAAGTCTTGGACACCAAACACTTTTTTACTCGCGTCTTTGCCCAGCTCGACGAACTCGTTATCAGCGTCCACAAACCAGACCCAAGCGGCAAAGTTGCGCGTGGTTTTTTCTGGAACAGGGGCTCGTTCACCGATCTCGACGAAGCTGTAGCAGCTATCTCACAATGGGACTCAGAGCCCAACACCACGGTCTACTTCGGCGTGGGTGCATTTGCAGGTCACGGCTACACCGATGACGGCAAACAGAAGTGGTATCGAAAACAAGAACACGCAACATGGTTCAAGGCTCTGGCCCTTGACCTCGACATCGGCGTAGACAAACCGTACGCCACTCAGAAAGAGGGCTGGGGCGTCATGCAGGAGGCACTGAAGAAGATCGGTATGCCGTCGCCCATGGTCATCTCGTCTGGTAACGGCATTCACCTGTACTGGCCACTCACTCAACCAATCAGCAAAGCACACTGGGTCAAGGCATCCACAGCGTTGCGCGTTGCGCTCGAAGAGCATGGAGTTGAAATTGACACCTCAAAGATTCACGACCCATCCATGGTGCTACGCCCAGTCGGCACGCACCACAAGAAGCAACAGCCGTGGAAAGATGTCCGGTGTGTTGCGGATTGCCCAGACCACGATGCAGTTGCGCTCTTCGGCACACTCAAGCCGTGGTTCGGTAAAGCCGCAGCAGTTGCGGCCAAGGCCACAGCACCGCGCAAGGGCGGCAAGTCTTCCATACTGGACGCAGTGCTCAACTCCAACGACGTGGTACTTGACGCCGTGGCAAGCCGCTGTGCTCAAGTGGGCGCTATTGTTGCCTCTGGTGGCGTCCTTGATGCCGCTGGACGTCCTGTAGAAGAGCCACTGTGGCGTGCATCACTGGGCTTGGCCAAGCACTGCACGGACGTGTCAGAAGCAGTTATAAAACTGGCTGGGTTGCACAAAGACTTTGACCTCAACACCAACCTCGACAAGATCAACGGCTGGAAGGGCACAGGCCCGACAACCTGCGCCAAGTTCGAGCAGCTGTGTGCCAAGGGCTGCGAAGGGTGCCCGAGCCGTGGCAAGATCACAAGCCCTGCACAGTTGTCAGTGGTTACGGAGACTGCCATCGAGACCGATGAAGGCGAAGAGGTTGTGCTGTCACTGCCACCGACCTACGTGCTGCAGAACAACCAGATTTTCCGCGAAGTCAAGACTGAGATCGTCACGCAGGATGCTAACGGCAACGACGTGGCGCAAGAGGTCGTAGAGCTGGATCATGTGAGCCAGTACGAGATGCACATCACGGGTGTGTACAACGACAACGAGAGCGGCAAGGCTGCATTCAAGTTGCTGGTCAAGTACCCGATGACTGGATGGAAAGAGACAGAGCACGAGATCGCAGTGCTGGCTTCCATAGGCAAAGACTTCAGCAGCTTCTTGCTGAATCGTCAGGTCTTTGTGAAGAGCATCCCCCAACAAGAAAAACTGAGAGGCTACTTAATGGATTACTTATCAATGGTGCAGAAGCAGGCACCGACAGGACAAGACTTTGTCAGCTTCGGTTGGCAAAAAGACGGCTCGTTCATGTGCGGCGAAGTGCTGCTCGGCGCTGGTCACAGCGGTATCGACACACGCCTTCGTGGCCCAGCCAAGTCGTTCGCTGATCTGATCGGTGCCCATGGCTCCCGTGACGAATGGGTGCGTGGCATGGATATGCTGAACAACCCGGGCACTGAGACGATACGCTCCGCCACCTTGCTCGCATGCACAGGCATCATCGGGGCAGCCGCTGGCAACGCAACAGCCGTGGTGTCGATTTACTCAACAGAAACTACGACCGGCAAGACACTGGCCCTGATCGCTGCCAACAGCCTGATCGGTCACCCCAAGCAGCTGTTCTTGAACCAGAAAGATACGACCAACGCGCTGTACAAAATGCGCGGCGTACTCAACCCCAGCATGACCGCACGTTTGTCGCTACACGGCCCGATGGCAAGAGCGATGGCTATGAGTTCTTCGACATCATGGCTGAGAACAACGGCTGGGCATTCCCTGAGCTGGTGCAGGCTGTGATCGACAACGGTGGCCAGAAGGCTGTGTGGGAGGCTGCAGAGCGTTCGTTCGACAAAGTGTTTGGCTTCGTGTTCGAGCCGCAGGAGCGCTTCTATCGTACGGCCATCATCGCTGCATGGGGTATGGGGCGCATTGGCCAGAAGCTCGGCCTGTTCCCGTTCGATGTGCAGGGCACCATCCAGTACCTGATTGAGCACGTCAAGAAGACACGGCAGTTTGCCATCGACAGCAAGGTTGACGTGTTCGACATCATTGGCCAGTTCCTTGCCGAGCACAACGACCAGCTGGTGGAGTGCAAAGAGCGATATGGCTCGGGCGTGGAACAGGTCACCCTGCCAGCACCTGAGAGGGCTGTGGCCCGGGTCAAAGTCGTGTACGACGACAAAACAACTATCATGCCGGGGAGCTGCATCGCCATCAACGCCGACCGCCTGCGCCAGTGGCTCAAGACAAAGCGTGACGGGCTTGACCGCATCGAACGGGAACTGGAAGATGAGAGCGCATTGATCCGCCGCCGT